TAAAATCTAAAATACTCACTACCATTTACATAGCTATTAGATATTAATGATTGCCATGTGCTTGTAACGAATGTGTTATACATCCAAAATTCTATCGTAAACTCGCCTGTGTAACCTGCTCCTGATGACACCTCCATTACATATGATAAACTTCCATCTCCAAAGTCTATTGACTTAGTATTACTAAACTTAGCCTGAGTAGTTGAACCTGTAGGACCCCCAATCAGTTTTAAATTATTTACTTGAGATTTATCTATAATTGAGGCGTCTGTACCTTTGATGTGTACCAATGCACCAGTAGATGAGGTAGGTTCTGTTGGAACAGTCGTTCCTTCTAAATTGGATGTAGATATTTTAAAGTCTGAAATATACCCATGACTACCATATAAACCTGAAGTATCCCGCCCAACTTCCAAATTTGTTGCAGATAGATTAATCGTGTTATTTGATTGCGTCCATTTTTGCACACCATCTAGATGCAATGTTGCAGTTCCTGAAATTCGTCTTACACAAAAGTGTTGCCATCTATTAGCTATACTTCCACCAGATCCACCAAAAGATGTTGTATTGCCTGGAAAGTCTAAACGAATCTGTCCGTTTGTTTGAAATAATAAACCAAGCCCGTTAACATTGTTGTTTCCACCTATAGTCCAAATTCTTTTATTCCCTGATGAGTGTATTTCGGGAGGATAGAACCAACCAGAAATACTAAAATCGCCAGTTCCAATTGCAGAACCTAAAGTGCAACTTACAGAGTCAGTTGAGGAAGATAAATTATCAACAAAAATAGAGCCGCCGCTGTCTGCTGCTGAGTATTCATCGTAGTCGTGTGGTGTATCATTAACTATAGATATACCAGAATTTGCTATTGTAAGTGTTTTAGGAGAAGAACTTTTATCTCCATGATAAGGTAATCCGCAACCCAAAAACACAGTTCCAGTTGTAGGTTCGGCAGCACCATCGGCATACGTTGAATCTGGTTCATATGCATAACCTTTTACTATATGTAAGTCTTTTATATACGCCTTTAAGTCATTAGTACCGTTTTGTTCCTCGCCCATTTTGAAATTTTGTGAAGTGTAATCAGTACTATCTGTAAAAGTTGTAGCTTGTGTACCATTAACGAATACTTTATTATTACCTGATCCATCACGAGTCCAACAGAAATGTTGCCAAACATCTTGACTTGAGGTTGACGTACTACTTAACCAAGTATTTGAATAGGTATAAAAAGTAATATTATTTACTGACATCATGACGCCAGGATTAGTACCATCATTGGTATCAAATATAGTTCCGAGATATTGATGTAATAATTTCACCCAAACCGAAATTGTAAATGCACCAGTACCAAACGCAAAATCACTTGAAGGAGATGCGTATAATACATTAGCAGCAGTATCTTCTAAATAAGTAGAATAACCTCTACTTCTGTAAGGGCTAAACGTACCAGCGCGAGCATCGCCACCTACAGTAATTGTATGATTGTTAGAAGATGCATCAGTTATGTTATTGTTGTCTGAAGTACCAGTTGCTGTCGCTAACAGAGTAGTATATCTACTATTTGCAACTATAACAATAAATTCTAGAGTTAAGTTTGTAGATGTACTTACTGCGCCGTTTGTGCCATCAGTTACGTTGATTGTTAACGAAAATGTACCAGCATCTGCTATTGTAGTACTAGGTGTAATGGTAAATGCATTATCTACCTGACTTATTGTAGCGATATTACCAAGTCCACTTGCAGAATAACTCCATGTAAGAGGGAACCCTTCTGGATCTGTGGAAACTGCTGTAATAGTAGTTGCTGTACCGTCCATAGCAAGTTCATATGTTCCATCAACTCCAGTGATTGCACTAGGGGCATCGTTTTGTACTGTGGCAATTTTATACCACCCAACTCCATTGTAAATATATATGTTATTGTTTGCAGTGACTAGTCCAAAATCTCCATTAGACATTCCAGTTGCAGCAATTAATGCTGTCATATCTGCATAAACAGTTGCACCACCAGAACCAGAACCTAATAGTCCAGTACTGTCTGTCAAGTCTGATATATCTGAAACACCACCAGCATCAGAAAATCCACTAGTTTGAATCCATTGAGAAGATTCACCATCAAGATAGTAAATATACAATAAAAGATCGGTAGTATCAAACCATAATGAACCATTGATTGGATTTGCTGGCGCAGTATCTGATGTAGTAATAGTCGCATCACCACCAAGCATCGGCGCGTTTGATTGTATCCACTGAGAAGATGTTCCATCATCATAATAAATATATAAATTCATCTCATCTGTTTTAAACCATAAATCACCATCTTCGGGATTACCAGGCGCAGAGTCAGAAGTGACAATATTTGTACCAGCAGCTGTTGCGGTTGTACCAGATACAGTAATATTTGGATTTATTGAATCGTCAACTTGATTGATCGCGGCAGCAATAGCTTCAGATTCTGTTACATCTGCAGTTACAATAAGAGTATTTGCTCTTGTATTGATTGCATCTTCAATATCAGTATCTTGAGTGTGCCCAAGGTTTCTTGCAGACCTTGCAATTCTTTTTAATTGTTCAGGATTTGCCGACGGAATTTGATCTAATAGTTTCTGTCTGAGTGATGATATCGAACTGGATAATCTAGTATCTGCCATTTAAAAACTCCAATAATCTTTTCTATTATTTATAATTTAAATTTGTTGCAAAACTTCAATAATTTCTTTTTTTACTGGAATGTCCTCTGTATGAATATTTCCACTCTCAATTCCATTTACTACACTAGGCAACTTGTTAATAAAGGTTAAGAAACTAACTAAAATATAATACTGTTCTTTATCTATTTTTAAAAATAGAATTCTTGTGCAAGGTTCGTTACCCAACACATTATACAATACTATCAGATGATTTAATATCAATCTTTCTTTAAGTTGATTTTTAGTATGATACCTATAAAACAATCTTTTTATATACTTAATCCGCTTCATATCATCCATGAATTCATCCATAGTATGACAACTAGGATTTTCATAAGATTTCATTTGATATAAGCTCACGTTCGCTTCAGTTAAATTCTCAAACATTCAATATTCACCAAGGGCCCCAAATAGGAGATTACATTAATTCTTTAATTTCTTCAATAAGACTTTTCTTTGATTGTCTTTTATCTAGTTCTACATCAAGATTTTCTCTTGCCCACGATTCTAATTCATCTTTAGACATACTGGCAAAATCTGGTCCTGCATCCTCAACAACTTCTGGTTTTGGGGCGGGTTTCGACTTTTTGGGTGCCGGTGCTGATGCTCCTAGTTTATCTTTCAATCCCCTATGAGATACGAGTAGTTCACCTTTCGGCGATTCCCAACCGCGATTTGTAGCAACGGCATCAGGGGCATAACTTGGTTTCTTAATAGACATTAACAGTCTCCCTTATTTAATCATAGATGCGATTTTCTTCGCTCTTGTTTTATTGTTATATTTTTCCATGGCCATATCGTAAACTTGTTTTTTAAGTTCATTCATTTTGATTTTTGGTTCTAATTCTTTCACCAAATCTGCCATTTCTTTTGCATCTTTTTTATCAGATGATTCTATTAATGATTCAACATCAAAATCTTCATTCTTCTTTCTCAAATTTGCCAAGTCCGATCCATCAATTTTACCATTTTTATTTTTATCGATTTTCTTTTGTTTTGGAGAAAGTTCTTCGGATTTACGACATTTACAGTCTGCAGGGCAGTTACAAGGATCTTGGTTGCAACAATCACATTCTGACTCTTGTACATTATCTTCGTTTTGTCTTTTTAATACTGCAGAGACTTGTGGATGATTAGATAATCCTTTTTTAATTTTATCGATTGCCTTTACTGCACCTGTCATGTTACCACCAGCATATCTCTTATCTGATGCAACACCAATTGCCATCTTAATTTCTTTTGGAGAAAACTTTTCTTCCAATTCTTCGGTACAATGTTGTGCATAGAGTTTTTCTAATTTTACTGAATCACATCCTGAGTATGCAGCCATGATTTGTTTTTTAGTTTTACCTTCATCATGCATTTTCTTTAAAGTTTCGACAGTTGGTAGTGCAGAATACTCTTGCAATTCAACTTCTTCTTTAATTTTGTTTTTTGCAAAATAATCGGCGATATCTTGAGCGTCATCAAAAGATTTTTGTCCTTTTTGCCCCTTCATACTGATAAAGAAAGAATCTGCACCTCTATCATAGTCACCTTTACCTACTACTTTACCTTTGAAAACAACATCAACAGCACCATCAGTACTAACTACTTTATATTGTCCTTTACCACCATGTGCAAGAACTTGTTTTCTACCTTCGTCTAAAATAAGGTTTTTAATTTGAGAAAGTACTTCTTCTTTTTTAGATCTTAACTTGGCAAGATCCTCCCCGTCAACTTTACCATTATTATTTGCGTCAATTTTCTTTTGTTTTGGTGAAAGTTCTTCCTTTTTATCCCAAGGAGCCTTTTTCAGAGTTACTTTATCTTTTCCTGATTTGGATGACTGTGCGGTTTTTGCGAGTTTCTTTTGCAATGCAGCCTTTTTGTTTTCATCAAGTTCACCTTCTTCTTTGAAGATGCCTTTGCGTTTCGCATCACCGATGATTTTTGTCATCTGGTCTTTTGACATACGCTTATACTTTGGCATAGACATTAAGTAATCAAATGCATTATGGGATTTCTTACCACTTTGCGACATATACTTTTCATAGTCTTTGATGAGACTTTTGTTTTCAGAAACTTCTTTATTTTCAACAGATTCTTTTCTATGTAAGAATTTTACACCAAACATTTTTTCTGTAGATTTAACACCAATGTGATTTGCAACAACATCAACAATTTTTTCTCTAGGTTCAGTATCTAAGTTATTAGTCATTCCGACAACTTTATCAGACATACCTTTTCTCATCAGTTTTGCAACTTTAAGAAAATCTTTTTTGTCCATACCACCATATTTTTTGGCATACTTTTCTAATTCATCGGCGGCACCTAACATCTTTAAACCACCAGTAGCCTCTGTAAGTTCAACTTCTTCAAGGTACATATTCAATTCATAACTTTTATTATCCATGTTGTAAACTTGAATTTGCACACCCTTTTTCTGGGGTTTACCTTTTTTGAGTAAATCTAATCTATAACTATTTGTTTTACCACTTGAAGGTTTTCTAGGTCCAAATGCAACTTTATCATTAATACTCTCTGGGTCTACTTCGTATCCCATTTTCTTAACAGTATCGTATGCATGTTTCATAGCACTAGAAAAATCTTTGTGATACAGTTTATACTTTTCTTCTAGAATCTCGGCCGTATCTGAATTCTCCATAATATTTTGGATTAGGTCAAGAACTTCTTTCTTTTGTGTGAAAATATTATTGGTCATTTCAATTTCCCTTGGTTTTCTCTATATTTATAATATCAATTATATTGCGATAATTTTTTAATTCATTCGGCGTCATAACTAATTCCATAAAAGGAGTATCTTTCAAATAAGTGTCTCTTAAAGTTTTAGTACCAAACTCTCCACCACCGGCCTTTGGTAATTTTGGTGGATTTTCTGCACCAGACAATGATTCATGCACTGTTTCCTCTGGTACACAATTTGGTACTTCTTTTCCATTTTTCATTTTCATACCGACTTGTTTATAGCCAGGCCAACATGGGCCATTATTTTCTTTTTTATCTTTGGCATCTTTTGACATAGAACCTTTTTTGACAACACCAGATTTTTTGATTTTGTTTATCAGTTGCATTCGTCTTTTACTAGTAATTTCATCTATTTTATCTAGCGAAAGTTCTTCTCTCATTCTAGGTTCTTTTCTATTATAGTGTTGAGTTACTAATGATAGATTTTTTGGATCATTGTTTAATGGATTATTGTCTTTGTGATGTACATCTTTACCATCACCACGTTTTGCTTTACCGGCCTTTTCCATTGCATATCTTGCACGTTTTCTGGCACGATTTTTTTCCATCTGTTCTGGAGTGCCATGATAGTTTTCACGTTCTTTTTTATAATCTCTATCTTCTTCAACACTTTCTTTTTTTACTTTTGCAGCAAGATCTTTATCTGCACCACCCCATGTACCAGATGATTTCGTAACAAAAGAATTGACTCTTGCAAATGCCCATTGTTGTGGAGTAGTGCCTGGCCTATGTCCAGATTTCCATGCAGCCATACCTCTATCATATACCTTTTTAAGTATACTGTATGGCATACCAGACTTATCTGCCTTTTTTCTTAGTCCGTCAATCTGCTCACCAAACATATCTTTATATTTTTTCGTATGTTTAGATGGTTTAGTTTTTGCATTTGCATCACCTGGCGCTGGTTTATATGACTTATCATCACCATCTGGTTTGTCTGCCTGTTTCTTGAAATGTGCTGCACGCTTTTCTTTCGTACCCTTAGACATATCATCACCATCAGCATCTTTTGCATAATACTTTTTAGGTTGAGTGCCTTCTTTGTCTTTTACATCGGGGTCTTGGGCAGTTTTTCTTTCTGATATAAAACTAGAAAAATCTTTCATTTCGTTTTCTTCATATTTCATAACTTTACTAGAAGTACTAAAATTTTTCTTTCTCATAATAGTTTTTGTAACCAATTCAAATTCACCATTATTGTAGTTGATAACTACAGGCAAATTTAAGTCAGTTGAGATATCTTTTAGTACAGCCTCTATATCAGGATTTGATAAGATATTCTTACCTTTATTTTTTTGTATCTTTTTAAATAATTTTTGTAACTCTGCAATTTTAATATCTGGAGAGTTTCTAGAATCATTCATTCTATCTGCAAAGTGTTTCGTAAATGTAACATCAATGTTAAATTTTGCAAGTAATTTATCTGCAAACTTCTCTAAATCTCCAACTTGTTTTTGAGATACCTTTTCATAAATCATATCAAAGACCTCATCATTAGATGACTCTCCTATAGTATCAATGAAACCAGAATTCATAAATTCTGAGAATAATTCTGCATCACCCAACCACAATCCAAATTCGGTATTTTCAACTTTCATTGACTTTCTGATCGCAGTGTATAATTTTTTACCATCAGTCCTTTCAAACTTTGATGGTAAACCGTTTTTAAAACTATCATAATCATCTGCAGCTGCAGCGGCTCTCATCTTAGATGCAGACATACCAGTAACACCTTCTGCATCTGGGTCTCTTTCCCCTGCGGAATATATCTTAATACCACCCTTAAAATCATAAAGGCCGTGTCTGCCTTCAACACCATTATACTTGTTTAATAAAGTTTTAAACTCTGTAACTCTATCTCCACCGACAACCATTGCACATTCTTTATATCCCATTTCATATAAAATTGTTGCAACATTAATTGCAGTTTTTGCTTTATTATTTGAAATGATATTTCTTGAATATTTTGGAAACATCTTTTTCATAAATCTGACTTTGGTCTTAAAATCAAGAGGATCTTTTTTTGGATTTTGAGAATGACTTGGAAAGACCATAAAATCTGCGGCCTCTTTTTTAGCGACTGCAGCAACCTTTTCAATTAACTTTTCGTGTCCAGTAGTTGGAGGATTAAATCTACCAAACGTAAAAACAATTTTATCCTTCGCCATCGTTATCCCTCGTAATTTCTAAGACTTTTTCCATTTGCGCTTTGATGATAGGTTCTCTATTCGGCCAGAAAATATATTCTTTATCTTTATTCTTTAATAGGTTTTGCAATAATGGCATAATAAGTCTTTCCAACTTTAATAACTTATCTTCTAATACTTCCTTAGAAATATCAAGTCCACTACTCTTTTCTTCATACAAACTTTTAGATGCAATTAATTCAGACATAACATCTCTTTGCATTTCAATTAATTCTGAGAGTTTGCCGTCAAGTCCACGTAGTTCTGCACTAGTCGCCTCTGCGACTTGTGTTACTTTTTCTACAGATTCATCACCACCAGAGAGACTACGTAATTCATCTTCATCTACTGCAGTAAATCCAAAATCTACATCTTCATATTTGTATTCGTTTGTCATACTACTATTTAGTCCTTTACTTTTGCTCCACCACGCCATTGATAACAACTCCAATATCTAGCTTTCCATTTAGGGCCAGGATTGTCGCAGTTATGTCTTGCTCTGAAAGATTTTCTCCTTGCAGGATCATCTCTTTTGATTTCCATATTAGGGTCACCAAATCCAACTTTAACAACATTACCCTTTTCATTCTTTACATACACATAAAACTTTTTCTTTCCATCTTGGGATCTACTAGGTTTATTTAATGTAACTTTTTTACCTTGATATTCAGATTCAATCAATTCTAAATCTTCATATAGATTGCATTCTTCGCAAATCTGGTCAATTTCTTCTACTCTGTTAAAACTTTTCATCTTACCCTCTTAACTGATCCATTATGTTTTGCCAGAAATGCCTCAAAAGATACTTCTGGATATTCTTTTTGTAAACTTAGAAACATTTTTAAGTTTGAATTTGCATCATCAAACAGTC